TTGAATTAATGACTCAAATTTATCTTTTAATTTTTCTGAAGATTTTTGAAAATCAAATTTAGTAACTTTTAATTTTGGACCAGATAATTCTTTATTCAGAGATAATTTAGAGGCACCAAAAATAGAAGAAGATATATTCTTCTTACTTAATTTTGGTATTGATGGTGCCGTATAAATTCGATTAATGTCCACTCTGCTGCTGTGCTTTTAGATTTTCTGCTTCAATGAACTGCTCCAATAAACTGATATAGATGTCCCTTTCCCAGGGAATCATATTTTCAAGTTCTGTTAATGAATATTTATGGTGTTGCATCAAGGCAAAATTAATCTTGTAGTATGACTCAAGATTAGTATGAGCCATACTTAACTGAAAAAACTTGCCAGACCCTCAAGAACAACTTCTGATTCAACTTTTGTATTTGGATTTTTAACTTTGATCGTATGAATCAGTTTTGGCATTGATGTGAAGAAAGTTTCAATTTCTTTGAACTGTTTTGTGTTTAGTTGCTCAAGAAATTCTTCTAATTCTTTTTTAGTGCAATCAGCAGCACGCCAACTTTCTTCAGCATCATAAATGATGTCAATACAAGAAGTTACTAATTCCAAAGATTTATCAACACTACTCATATCCTCACTTGTTTCAAAATTATTATCGATAAACTGCTCAAGAGATGGATACTTGAGTTTCATTGAAAGTTTATCATCAAGTTTAATAATATTTGTATGATCCTTATTTTTTTGAACCTTAATCGTATCCAGTTCAATTTCTACCTGAACTTGAGTTTCACCATCATCAGGACAAGTAATATTTACTTCGACAGTTTCTCCGACTGATCTGGAACGAACATTCAAAAACAAGTACTCGATATCAAATGTAGAAAGATCTGAGATTTTAACTGTTTTTGTAAGTAGACAATCTGATAAAATTTGAACAACGGCCTCAGTAATCTGCTTCATATCCTCAGATTCTAATGCCATCAATAAGATTTTTTCTTCTCTGACTAAAAATGGTCGATACTTAATTTTTTTACCAGTAGAAGGTAGTTCCAACTCATAAGTTGGAGTATTAATTTTTGGTAAAGGCATAATCCCTAATACAATTCAGATATGATTATTTATTCGTTAAAATCCAGGTCCAAAGGCACCATTACCAGCACCAAGTCCAGGACTATAACCAGACTGTCTTAATCTCGAAGCCTCTTGCATTGACCTAATGTCATTGATCATTTGATCTATTGTTTGGTTTCCATTAATTAAACGTGGTTGTGAAATAGATGCATTATTTCCTGGTGTTGGATTTTCAACTTTTTGCTCCTTATCTTCTTCGAAGAATAAATCAGACCTCTTAACAATATACCTATCAAAATTAAAAGAAACCGTAACTTTTAATATGTCAGCTGCACCATAAGAAACAGGAACAGTTGCCACGGATTTTGGAAATGCATTGATGAAAGTATACTCTAATTGTTTTTTATAATCTCTCTCAAATTTAAAAATTTTCATATTTTTCATTTTATAATCATCTGGATAATTAAATCTTCGATAAATGTTAGTACTGGGGGACGATGCAGCTGCTGGTTCGCCCAATGAAGGACTGTTTCCACCCGCAATATAATCCATCCAACCCTCAAAAAATCTTAATACCTGATAGTCTGCATCAACATAAAATGTCATGTCAATATCAGTATAGAGACGAGTATGTGCAAATTCTTGAGTTACTCCCATAAAATTATCCTTAACTTCTGCAGTGGCATATGAAGTTGTTGGTAAAGAGCATTCCGAGCACAAATATCCCAATCTTTTAACAAAATTTCCGACAGCAGCTATAGAAGGATCTCCAATATAATTATTTCTAAAATGATTTTGTAAATTTTCACTTAAAGTCATGTCAACATAATAATAATTAGTTTGAGCGAGATTACCTATCCGATCTTTCATCTCGGACATTGTAAGTTTCTGGACAATAGAATTTCCCACTCTAAATACCTTATACGAATCTTATATTATTAAATATTTAGATGTCATATAAAGGAAAGTATCAACCTTCACATCCAAAAAAATATAAAGGTAACCCAACAAATATCATTTACAGATCATTATGGGAAAGAAAGTTTATGGTCTATTGTGATACTAATGAAAACATTATTGAATGGGGAAGTGAGGAATTAGCATTACCATATCGTTCACCAGTGGATAATCGAATTCATAGATATTTTCCAGACTTTTATATTAAAGTTAAAGAATCAAACGGTTTAACTAAAAAGTATATCATTGAAATAAAACCACAAAGACAAACGGTAGAACCAAAGGTTCCAAAAAGAAAAACTAAAGGTTATATTTACGAAGTTGTTGAGTACGCAAAAAATCAAGCAAAGTGGAAAGCAGCAGAAGAATGGTGCCTTGATCGTGGTTATGAATTCAAAATTCTAACAGAAAACGAATTGGGTATTAAGTAATGCCAAGAAAAACTCTCAGGGAAAGAAGAGGACAAAATCCAACTGATGATAACAGCAATCAACTACGTGAATTGGTTGATAGTTTAACTGGTATTGAAAAACCAGAGAATCTGATGGAAGAAATTAAATCAGTTCTCCCAAGTGTGAGTAAATTTGAAATTCAACCAGGAAACATTTATACGTTCACTTATCGTGCAAAAACACCAGGATTGAGTTATGACATTCACCCATTAGTTGGGGTGGCTAAGGTTTTTAACTGGGGGTTTACTGGAGTGAATTTTCATTGGGGAGAATCTCGTCAGTATACTTGGGAAGAAATACTTGGAGATGTTTATGAAGTTCAAAGAGAAGAACTTACCGACATACAGAGAATATCTTATGCAGATCTTTCTGAAAATCCTTCTAAATAGTTAGAAAAGGGTAAATGGCACTTAGATATCCCTACGGAATTTTATCAGAAACTACCGATTATTTGCAGATTCAAATTCTGGATTATAGTCGGCCGAAAGGAAGTACTACTGGTAATATTACTGCTAATGCTCAAAGTGTTGCAAAGACAATTAAAGGTGCGATCATACTTCCCATACCATCAAATATTCAAGATGGTAATAGTGTTTCGTATTCTGATGATAGTTTAGATGGTTTCACTGCATCGGTTTATAATGCAATAAAAACTAATCCAAATGAAGATATGGGAAAAAACGTTGAAGACATGATGCAGGGTTTATCGGGTGTATTTACAGATAAAGATACTGCAAAAAGATACGGACAATCGTTAGCCGCACAAGCAGCAAACATTCCTTTTGGTGGAAACTTAAGTCTTGGACAAATTGTTGCCAGAGAAGAGGGGCAAATTATAAATCCAAACGTTGAACTTCTATTCAATGGTGTTACTTTAAGATCATTTAAGTTTTCATTCAAAATGACCCCAAGAGGTAAAACAGAAGCAGAACAAATAAGAAAAATTATTAATACATTGAAAAAATCAATGGCACCAAAAACAGGAGGTTCTGATAAATTTATAAAAACCCCAGACATTTTCCAATTAACTTATAAAAAGGGAAATGCTATTCACCCATATCTGCATTTATTTAAACAAACATTCTTAACAGATATGTCGGTGAATTATACTGGAGAAGGTGTTTATGCAACCTATAGTGATGGTTCTCCAATTTCTTATACTATGGATTTATCTTTTAAAGAAATTGAGCCGATTTATGAGGTAGATTATACCGATATAAAACATGGAGTAGGATTCTAAAATGGGATACTTCAGAGAACTACCAGATTTAGATTATCAATCATTTCTTTCCGACAGTATCTCGTCGCAAAGTTATTTGAGAGTTAAAAATTTATTCAGAAGAAATAAATTACGTGATGATTTAAAAAATGTTTTTACAATCTTCAATAAGTATGAAATTGTAGATGGTGCTAGACCAGATACTGTTGCAGAAGAATTTTATGGAGATGCCGAATTAGATTGGGTTGTTTTAATGACTGCTGGCATTATTAATGTTAGAAATGAATGGCCATTATCAAATTATAATCTTTACAACTATGCAGAAGGTTTATATGGTGGATTAATCAATGATATACACCATTACGAAACAATTGAGGTAAAAGATCCAGAAGGCAAACTAATTTTACCTGCAAAAAAAGTTGTTCCTGCTGATTTTAAAATTCATTACTATTATGATAGTCAGTACTATACGAATGATAGTACAATATCAGGAGAAAATGTTGTAAGAATATCAAACCCAATAGTAGGTGTCAGTAATTTTGATTATGAAACTATAAAAAATACTGAAAAGTCTTCAATTTACTTATTAAAAACCTCATATCTCCAGCAATTTTTAAATGATATGAGACAAATTATGATTTATGATCGTTCTTCTCAGTATGTTGATGAGTCTCTAATACGAACTGAGAACACCAGAATCACAATGCCATAAAAAAGGGGAGGTTACCCTCCCCGATCTTATCACTCGGCAAGTTTTGCAAAGTAACTCAGAGTATCGTCTTCATCTTCATCATAAGAAGAAGACTTAGAAGAACTCAGATTACTCAGTTCGGTGCGAAGATCTTCATCAAGGTCACGAACCGGACCACGAGAAGTCTCTTCCTCATCAGCAACCTCAGCATCTTGACGACGAGTTCCTTTGTTACCAAGAACATAATAAAGAATATTATTCATTTCATCATACGAATTGAACTGGTAAGTAGAAACAAGTTCTTCAATAGAATATTCCTTATTCCAGATTGCTTCCATTTCATCATCGTCATCCAACAGAGCA